CTATAACCTCTGGGTTACTTTTAGCGCCAGCATATTCGCCCATAAGGCCAAGGGTCGGACCGCTTACTATACCCCCGTTAGCAAACTCTGGCACATCGCCGCCGCCGCCGCCTTTCGCTATTGAAGGTACAAAGCTTTTTATAACAGAACCTAAAGCTACAAGCGCAACCCCAGCGGCTATAGCTGTAAAAGGGTTACTAAAAGACATTTTAATACTTTCCATAGCTATACCAATACCTATAGCTGTTTTACCAAGTTGTACCGCTATATCGCCTACAGCCCCTAAAAGTACGCTAGCTAAAGCGCCAGCTAAATTACCGCCGCTTGTAACAGCTTCGCCTAAAGCTTCGCCTATCCCTACGGCCATTTCTTGCATACCGCCGCTTACTATTTCATTAGCGGCCGCGCTAAATTCCTGGCTAAGTATTTGCATTTCTGTAGCCTTTGCGCTTAGCGTTTGCTTTGTTATATCTAGCTTAGCGGCTAGTTCTGTATTTGAATCGCTTACGCTTGCGGCTAGTTGCGCTACAGGGTCATATTTTTTTACTACGTCTTTAGTAAGTTCTACGCCTAATTTATCGCTAAGGTCGTCGTCCCTTACCGTTTCGGTTTTTGTTACTTCTTCAAGTCCACCGCCTGTAATACCAACTACGCTAGTAGTTTTTTTACGTGTAGACTTTGTAGTATTTTCAGTTGTAGTACTTAAGTTCTCTAGCGCTTTAGTATATTCGTCTGTAGACTTAGTTGTTTCGTCTATAGCCGCCTGTTCTTGTTCTAAAACCTCTATTTGTTCTTTATAAATACCTATAGTTCTTTTAATTTTACGGGCTTCTTGCGACTTACGTTTACTTTTAGACTTAGATAAATCGACTAGTTGCTGTTCTTTTTTAGCTATAAGTTCTTGTAAATCTACTATACCTTTGCCGCTAACCATTTCTTGCTGTCTAGCGATTTTTTGTTTTTTAGAATAATTACTTACAGCTATACCAAGGCCTACAACCGCAGCGGCTACAGCTATAATAGGGTTAGCGATCATAGCCGTAGTAAGTAGTTTAAAACCAGTAGCTACTAAAGGTAAAATTTTAACAACCGTACCAAAGCCTACAGATAGTTTACCTATAGCTATAAGTGCTGGCCCTATCGTTGCGGCTATACCAGCTACTACGATTATAGTTTTTTTTGTTTGATCATCTAGGTTCATTAAAGACTTCAAAAAGGCGTTTGCTTTTTTTACTATTTTAGTAAAGGCTGGTAACAAAACTTGGCCAAAATTAGCGCCTAGTTCTTTTAAGCTTTCGGTAAATATTCGCATTTGATTAGCGGCCCCGTCTTGGGTTCTAGCAAAATCGCCTTGAGCGTTAGCCGAAGACTTCATTACAAATTGATAGCGCAAGGTGGTTTTTTCCGCTTGCGTCATTTCTTTTATATTCTTTGTAATACCTTGCGTTAGCGCAAACTGTTTTAAATTAGCTTCGGTCATAACAATACCAAGGCGCTTTAAACTTTCAGTTTCGCCAGTAAATACAGCGGCTAGGGCTGTCGTAGCTTCTTCTATTTTTATGTTCTTAAAACTCGCTAGATCGCCAGCAAGGCCTACCATACTTGTAGACATTTTAGCGGCTTCTTGAGTTGTAAGCCCCATACTTGTACCCATATCGCCAAACATAGCGGCCATATCTAAGGCGGTACCCTGGGCTATACCAAACTGGGTTAGCGTAGTTTTTGAAAATTCCCTAACTTGTTTAGCTGTGTCTTTAAATGATACATCTACTTTATTTAAGCTTTCTTCAAAGTCTGTAGCTAGTTTTATAGACGCGGCACCAGCTGCGGCTATAGGTAACGATAATTTTAAACTAAGGTCTTTACCTACGCTTGTAAGCTTTTTACCAAAGTTTACCATTTGTTTGTTGGCCTTGTTTAGGCTGTTGGTAAATTTGCTAGTATCGGCTTGTAGAATTACCCGTAGTTTGTTATCTGGCATAGGTATAAATTATAGCCGTAAAATTACGAAATTTTTAGCGCTTTGTTTTTTGTTAAAAACCGTCTACGCTTTTAACATTCTTTTTACCTTTACTAAGTTTTTCTAAAAAAGCTTCGTAGTCTTCTTTTGTACTTTTGGGTTTACCTTTTTCTAGGTATACGTCCTGGGGTAAAGGAAAAAGTTTTTCTGGTGTAATCATTTGGCTACGTTTATTACAGTTTACGTTAAATAACATAGTAGCTAAATAGCGCGTACGTTCCCAGTCTAAATTCTGTTTTATCGTGTGGCTTTCGCCTAGTAATTGGTTTTCGGTCCAAGTATTAGCCCAAAAGTCTACAGGGCGTATACCAACTTGGCCTATATAATAATCTAGTAAAACATTCCAGTTTAGGGGTTTGTTTTTTTTTGCTGTTTAGGCGCTGGCTTTGGTTTACGGTCTATACCCATATTAAGGTTATTACCTAGTATTTTAGTTTCTGTAAGGGCCTCTACAATATCGTTAAGCTGGTCCGCTGTTAAGTCTTCTAGCCAAGCGCCTACAGTATACTGGTTATAATCAATATCGTTACCGTTTTCTTGGTCGTTAGCTAGTATAGCGCTATATACGAGTAGTCTAATATCGGTAAGGCTTAGACCGTCTTTAAATACTTCGCCTATTTGATCTAAAGATATTTCTAAGCCTTCTGTAAAGTTGGCCCAAAAGTTCATAGAAAAATGAAGTGTACGGTTTTTACCGCCTAGTTTTAAGGTATAATACCCTCGTTTTCTGTTTGCCATTTTATAAAGTTTTAGGGCCAGCCCTCACTAGCCCTATTTTTTTTATTACCTACTAGTTAGTAGCTGTTGTAATAGCGCCAGTAATAGTAATAGAACCACTATAACTTACTGGGCTTTCCATTTCAGCGCTCATTTCTAAGCTAGACAAAAACCCAGCGCCACTAATAAGTTGGTCGCCAGTAACAGCTGTTCCAAACTCAAAAAATATTTTAGTTCTGGCTAGTAAAAGGTCGTTTAATTCGGCCGCGTTTTGACTATCTGTATAATCAACTAGACCGTCAAATGAAATTTCGCCAGACTTTACGCCAGCAATTACCTCCGAAAAACCGTTTGAATCTTTAGTAGTTGACTCGGGTAAATCAACTGACAAAGATAAAGAACAGCTTGTAGTGTGTCCTATATTAGCTTCGGCGCCGTCTGTAGAAGATACTTTAAGTAGTAAATCGGTGCCGTTAAAAACTGTATTAGCCATATCGTTAAATTTTATACAAATATACTAATTAAATTTTTAGCTATAAGCCCAGCCAGCAAACGTATGTACCCCGTTACCTTCTATAATAATTTCAAAGTCGGCCCAGTCTTCGGGCTGTTCTTCTAGATCGGACCAAAGAACGTCTACGCTATAATTGTCAG